TATTCTTCGCCTTTTGGCAGATAACTTGAAGGTATGCTCTTTACATCTTCGCCTTTTGATATGTATTTTTCGGTTTTAGATTTTAATCTATATAATTCTTCTTGCCAAAAATGCCCACAATTAACACCGCCTTTATACTTAAATAAACTATAATTTTGCCCTTTATGTCCAAATGATTTATTTACACCGCTAAAACTAGCTTGGTCTACATCTTCTTTTCTATAAACAACTCCTTTATCTGTTCTACCCATCATATTTTTGCAAAATAATCGGCTTTTATCACTTCTATATTTTTGTCGATAACTGTATCTAATTTTATAATAGCTTTTATCTAAAGCCGATTTTTCGTTAGGCTTTGACTTTACAAAATCAGCTAGTTTAGTTAACAGGTTTTCTTTTTGTTTTATTAACCTATTTGCCCAAGTATCGCAATCTTCATTATCATCATCAAACTCTCTACTATCTACTAATTCCCAATCGTCGTTTATAGTTTCTCCATCTAATGCATCAAGCATTGTTTCATCGTCAAAATCACTATTTTCTTTTGACATTTTTACACCTGTTTCTTCTTCTTTTGTTTCAGAAGTCATTCCATCGGTATCTGTAAACTCTAAAGGCTGAATTGTTTTGAAGTATAATTTTAAGCTAATATCATTAACTGCTAACACTTCATCAATAGCTTCTATTATTTCTGTTTGATATGGTTTAATAACGATATTGTCAAAGAATAATGCACTATTTTTAATTTCATCTGCATTACTACCTAGACCTCCACCACTTTCACGAACTCCAATTAATAAAGGGCTTGTAACATTATGTCCTACAATTAGTTTATTTCTACATTCGTCGCTTAAATATTGATAATGTTGTGGTGCATCATTTAAAGGTAAATCCGTTACAGTGGTTGCACTTTCTTGGTTGTTATTAAATGCTACTATCGTTTTTTCTCCTCTTGCACCTGTCAGCTTTCTTAATACGTCATTTTTAATCTGTATTTGCTTTTCTTTGTCTGGTACACCATTATTAAAATTAATTACCTTTGTACCACTAAACCCATTGATAGTATCGTTGATTAAATAGTCAGCAATTTCTTCTTCTAATAATGCATAAGGCAAAGCACCCACATAATCACAAGGAGTATAATAATAGTAACCGCTTACATAAGGCTTAATTACATATATTTCATTGCTCTTTTTATTGCCATAACCAAAACTAGGTATTTCTTTTAAAATGTCTGACTTTTTGTAATCAGTCCATTTTGGATGATAAAACCAGCTTTCAATTTCTCCACTATCTTTTATTTTTGACGCTCTTAAAGTTTCCATTGGAAAATGTGTAACGCTCTTTACTTTACCTTTGTCATAAGTAATTTGCATTGCTGCCATACCTAGTAGCTTACGGTCTAGTACAATCCTTGACAAATCGCTATTTTTTATAATAGACTTCATTTGTGCAAATTGGTTCGGTTTACGTTTGCTGTCTAAAGCATCTAAACCTTTGCCAAAAATCATATTTTTAACGCCTTTTATAATAGCGTTGTTTGTAGTACTACCTACGTATCTGTCAATTAAGTATTGAAAGTAATTATTATCACTACCATATTCTACAAACTCCTTGTTTTTTTGCTCAACAATTACAGGACTTGTGTATTTGCTTAATTGCAAAATGTGTATATCATTACTCATATATAGTATATTCGTTATCTGTGTCGTTTGTAGTGTAAACGTCGTTATTAATTGTATAATGCTTATTATCTTCTACGTCTTGGCTAGTTGCATAACACTTGTCTATAAACAACTCATTACCTTTATCATCTTTAATAGCCATAACGTAACTATTACCCTCTTTAAAATAGTCAGAATTGCTTATAGTAATTACGTTGTAATACTTCTCTAATTCACTTGTAACAACTAGCTTATTTTCTGTAATTCTACTACTCTCATTGTAAAATGATACAACGTAAGGAGTAATATCTAATCTATTGAAATAGTTTATAGTTATAGTTGTGTCTAAAGGGTTAATAATTGTCATTTTAACATTATTTTATATTAAACAAAATTTGTTGCTTTTTGTTATAAATAAAAAAAGGTAGCTAAATTAATAACTACCTTTAAATTAAATTTTATATTAATTACAATCCGTTAACGACTGTTAACTCTGTACCAAATACACTACTATCCATAAAGAAAGCAGGTTCTTTTTCCATCGCAGTAATAGTTAAGTTATAACCGTTTAAATCAGCCATAGCAGCACCAGAAGCAGTTCCAACAGAAACATCGCAACCGTTTTGAAGTCCGTAAACTTTAAACTTTCCATCGTAACCCTCTGTAATAACAATTGGTCTACCATAAGCCATTAATTTCAATTCTTTTCTAGTAGCTGCATCTTGTTTTTTCAATACAACTGTACCAGTACCAGTCCAAATAGACGTACCATTTTCTTTTGAAACCTCGTTTGCTTCATCAAAATTATTAGCACCTCTTAATTCATATTTGTAAGCCGAAGCAGTAAACGTTGTAAAGCCATCTATTTCTTCGTCAGCAGTAAACGTTGCATCGCTATAAGCAGCAGCATCATAGTTAACGAAATAAACCGCTAGCAATCCACCTACGCTATCTTTACAAGGTTCTAGCCTTCCTAAACTTAAATCACAAGCCATATATTTTTTATTTTTTATTAAAAAAGGGTAGAATAGCATATCACTAAACTACCCTTAATTTTTGGTTAATTATTTATTTTTAGTTTGCAGCGTTAGGAATACCGTAAGTGATTATCTCCTCAACTATTCCGTATTGAACACCACCTGTCATTCTCATTATAACTCTTACATTTTGGTCGCCTAAAGTTTCAGATGTGTCAATTACTTTTACTTCTGTCATATCTGATACTAAACAAGTTCCAAAGAAAAGGTTAGAAATTTGAGCAGCAATAGCAGTATTAGCAGCTAAACCATTAACCATTACGATTTGAACACCAGCATAAAATAAAGGTTGTAAATCTTGGTTAGGGCCTAAACCATTAACACCATTTGCACCTAAACCATTAGCAGCAAAACCACCTAAAGCAACTTGGTAAGCTCTGTAAATGTTTGGCGACACGTAAATTCTTAAATCTTCTTTACCGTATAACGTGTCTGGAATTGCAGCAAACACTTTGTAAAGTTCGTCTATTACATTGTCTTGGGCAACAGTTGTACCAGCTATTTCGTTTGCAGCAGGTAAATCAGCATCAGCAGCTAATAAAGTAGAAAACCCATCAAATTCTCCTGTGTTTGTAGCATCTCCAACCCAAATGTTTTTCTCATTTGCTTCTGCTGCTTTAGCTGCATAATGTGCTACTAAATAATCTGCAAAAGTAGGAGGTAAATTGTCATAAATAGAGCTTCCCATTTCGATAGATTCCCAAGTTGAGCGAAAATCTTTTTTACAGATAATTCTATTTAATTGTAATTCTTTAGGTTCTAAAACTCTTTCTGTTAAGTTTATTTCTCCTACGTCTGTGAAATCACAAGTTGCATCTGAAAATACATTTCCATCAGCAAACTTTTGAACAACCTCTTTGAATTTGATGTTATCCATTACGGTAATTAAACCTTTGTCAATTGTTGGTGCGCTTAAAAGAGCAGCGGAGATATACTTATTTTTAAATTCTCCAGCGAAAGTTGTTGTTATGTTCGTTGTTGTAGCCATATTAATTATTAAATAGTTTGTTAAATACTCGGTCAGTTGTTGTCATTGCTCTTTTTTGAGCGTATAAATTTAAATTCTTTTCTGTTTTAGCTTCTGGATTGTGTACTATTGGTTTTGCTTCTTCTGAAAGTTCAACTTCTACTACTTCATCTTTTGCTAATTCTGTTTTAGATGCTTTTAATTCAGCAATCTCATTTCTTAATTTTTCAATTTCGCTGAAAAACATTTCTTTACTAATGCTTTCAACTACTTTTTTAGGTATAGTTTCAGCAGCCATTTCTGGTTCAGTAACTTCTTCTTCAATAGGTGCTTCTTCTTCGGCAGCAGCTTCTTTAATTTCTGAAATAATACCATCTTCTGTTACTAGCAAAATCATTCCATTTTCTAGAATGTACTCGCCAATTGGCAAAGGCACTTTTTCTTCTTCACTAACAATAAATACGTCTTTTCCAGCTTCAAACATTTCAGCTTCTAAAACAGTACCATTGTCAAGTTTCATCTGCTCTAGCTTAACTTCTAAGCCTAGCAAAGTTTTAACTTTGTTTAATGTTTCTTTTGGATTCATATATATATAATAAAATTTAGTTATTATTTTGTATTTTTAAATATATCTTTTAGCCATATTTAAAAAGCTATCAATAGTTTCTTGTTTCCCTTCTACTTCGCTTATTAAAGAAATTAATTTATCTACATTTTTAATTTCTCTTGGGTTAATACCTAAATCTTTTGCTTGTTTTACAATTTGTTTAGATAAAATTTCACTACTTTTTAAGGCTTGATTAACTGCTTGTTTATTTTTGTTTGCAGTATTATAATTCACTTTTAAATCAGAAGTTAAATTTTCAATATCCCTTAAATTTTTAGATAATTTACTGCTATTACTTTTAATTTGTGTTAATGCTTTTTCTAAAGCACCTACAAATCCGTTTAATTCATCAACTAAAGCCAACTCAACTTTATGCGATGCTAATTCTGTTTTCTTTTCCTTAAATAACTTTGTAAATATTTTTTTTGTTTCTGGACTCATAATTAAACATTTTTATATTAAACAAATTTTAGTTATTTTTGTTACATTTTTACTACGGAATAGTAATTAAACAACCATTCCATAAAGCAGTTATATTCTTTTCAGCAGTTATGCTCCTACTGTTATTATCTGCTAAATTAAGGTCGTTTAATTCCTTTAACTCTTTACTTGTCATATATCAAAATCGTTATTAAAATCATCGCTAAAAGCTCCTAAATCATTTTGACCTACTGTTATTCCTATGCCTTGTTTCCAATATTCTGGAACGTTTGGGCAATTACATTCTTTTATTGTGTACGTATTTTTACATTTGCAATATCTAGCTCTCATCTACGCAAAGTTTTTTGATAATTTCAAGCAAACCACTAGCTTCACTTTCGCTCATATCTTTTACATCTTTGTCACAAATTTGTAACACTTCATCAATAGCTGTTAAATCTTCTTTTTTATCTGAAAATATACCCTCGATTGATAAACCTAAATAAGTACCATCTTTCACATCTTTCCAAACCTCGTCGTTGTCTACTTTCATAACAACTACCCAAGCACCCTCAACTGCATTAAGTCCGTATAAATTAGACTTGTCATTCTTAGCATCTTCAACTATCCAACTTTCAACAACGCTAACGCCCTCTGTCGTGGTTTTATGTTCTAATGTCGTGTTGTTTACTTTAAGTCTTTTTAAGTAAAGATGTGATGCTTGTTTTACAGTATCTTTGTTAAAGATTATATTAAATTCCTTGTCGCCATTACGTCTATATATCTTTTTATCTGGAACTAATGCAAGACCTACAATTACTCTCTTTTCATCATCAATAGATTTAAACTCAACTTTATGCTTTGAAAGTGCTATAAAATTTTCTTCTATTGCGGGTTGTTTAACAAAAGAAATAGCATCAATACCGTCTTCTATTTTGCTTTCGTCTATGTATAACTCAACTGTTTCTAATTCTTCCATATTTATAATACATTAATTTTAATATTTGTTATAATTTTATCCTATTGCAGCACCTTGCACTATATTATTTTGCATACTTTGAGCAGTTGTAACGTCATTACTAACTACGTAGGCTTGTATCGGCTCTTGTGTTTGACTCCCTATGCTTTCTGCTAGTTGGTTTGCACCGCCTTGACCTACTATGTTAAACTGTGGTGCTGCTGCTTGTGTCGATTGTGCGCCTGTTGCTGAACTTGAAGCGCCCCCACCTGTACTTTTAGGATTTGTTTTTAAAATATCTTTTACCGATTTAAAACCTATCGCAGCAGTCGTAGCTATATTTGCTAACTTTAAAGCAAATCCAAAAGGAGTAGTAGTTTTAGTAGCTAACTCGGCAGTTATACCTTGATAAGTATTTATTAATGATGCAGCAGCAGCAGCAGCTTTACCAGCTTTTGAATTTTCACCAATAGCCTTTGAAATATTTGACAAAGTGTTTTTTGCCATATTTATTTTTGCTTCTTGGACTATTTTTTCTTCAGCTATTATTTCTTTATTTCTGTTTTGTTCTAATTGTCTTGATTGTTCTTTAAATTCATTTAAAGCTATTTCAGCATCTATTTTAGCTTGTGTACCTTGTTGTGTATTATCTATTAATAACTGCAATCTAGCTATCTCAATATTACGTTCTTCTTCGTCAATTAATTTTAATGCTTCTAGTGATTGTAACTTACTTTCAATTTGTTCAGCGTCAAATCTTTTACGTTCTATTGATAGTAAACTTTCACTCTCTAATTTAGCTTTTGTTAATTCATTTTGTTCTCTATCAAGTGCTAAATCGTTTGCTTTTTGTTCACTTCTTAAACCCTCTATTTGTGCAAGCACACCCTCTCTATTTGCTAAAGCATCAATAAGTGCAACTTGGTTTTCAATAGTATTACTTTTATTTTTTTCAGCTTGGGCAGCAGCTATTTGCAAATCAGCTTGTTTTAACATAGCAGTTTCTTGCTCTTGCAATTTTAAAAGCAAATCATCATTTGCCTTTTTACGAACTTCTATGCTATTACGTTCCTCATCTCTAATTTGTCTTAATTGCTCTGCTTGTCTATCGTATTGTTCAACTAACCTAGATTGTTGCGCTGCTGCTATTTCAGCACTATTTTTTAAAGCTACATTTGTTTTCGCAGTTTCATAAGCTGATTTTATACTAACTTTGCTTAATTCTTCGATAGCTACATT